AATTACCGCCGTGTTAATCCCAGTTAAGGGAACTGCCGTAAGCGCAACTAATCCGCTATACACCGTATCAATTCTAGTTAATAACCTAACTCCAATTAACGGCGATGTAGCATCTATCAATAACGCATCAATTACGTTTACATGCAATAGCACCGTAGCGTATGCAACTACAGGAACCTTCTAAGGAGAATAAAACTAATGGCAAAATTACGCATAACAAGGGCTAACGGAGAAGTTACGGAACACCGTATTACTCCGGGTATCGAATATGCCTTCGAATTAGTTCATAAGGCCGGTATCTCCAAGATACTTCGCGAAACGGAAAAGCAGACAGAAATCTTCTGGCTAGCTTGGGAAGCTTTGCGCAGATCTGGAGCTACCGTGCCTACCTTTGGTCCAGAGTTCGTCGATACCTTAGAACTAGTAGAGGTACTCGAAGAAAAAAAATAGCGATTAGTCGAGATTCTATGGGCTACACGATCGCAGCTTTAGCGGTTGAAACGGGAATCTCGCCTAATGAATTATTACAGATAGATAATGAGATGCTTCGGCTTATCATTCAAGTATTAAACGATAGAGCGAAGGAGTTAAAAAATGCCAGTAAACGTAACCGGCGTTAAACAACTCCAGACAGCTCTGCGTAAATTCGATGATGAATTATTAAAGGCTATGGGTAGCGATATCAAAGCCGTAATGTTACCTATCCGGGACAAGGCCCGTAATTATTTACCTATGCAAAATGAGGTATTAAGCGGATGGGGTAAAGCTACGGCTTCCGTATCCACCGCTAATTATCGGGCATTCCCGGCTTATGATTATTTAACAGCTAAAGCTGGTATTAAATATAAAGCCGGACAAAACAAGCGCAACCGCAACGGATGGGCCGTAACTAATTACGTATCTAACGAATCTGCTCCGGGTGCTATTTACGAAACTGCCGGTCGTAAAGTCGGTGCCGGTCGTACCGATACAGCTTCTTTGAACCCTAACGCTTCATTCCAATTCATAGCTGCATTACCAGAATTAGTAGATGCCAGAGTAGTCGGCCAACGTGGCCGGCCAAGTCGTAAACAAACTGGCCGATTAATCTATCGAGCATGGGCCGAAGATAACGGTAAAGTTTACGCCAAAGTATTAAAGGCTATAGAGAATACTTGCAACGCTTTTAACGCTAAACAGAAGGCCGAGATGGTCGCTACAGCTAGGGCATTAAGGGGATCTAATGGCTAGTTTAGTCGTATCGGCGTTATCTACTTGGAGTAATAAAGGCTTAAAGAAGGCCGAGAAGGATGTATCTACATTCGATAAAAGCGTAAAGAAGTTAGCTAAGACCTTTGCTGGAGCCTTTGGTACTGCAGCTATTATCAACTTTGGCAAGGCATCGGTAAAGGCGTTTATGGCCGATGAAAAGGCAGCTAAGGCTTTAGAAACACAGCTTAATAATCTTGGCTACTCATACTCCGCTCCGGGAGTAGAGCTGTACATCGCCAACTTGCAAAAAATGTACGGGGTCATGGATGATCAACTTCGGCCAGCATTCCAGACACTAATTACAGCTAGCGGATCCTTAACTCAAAGCCAGAAAGCTTTAGATGTTGCGCTTAACGTTTCAGCTGCGACGGGTCGCTCTGTTGAAGAAGTATCGGCAGCTCTGGCCAAAGGCTTTACCGGGCAGACTACAGCTCTTAGCCGTTTAGGTGCTGGATTAGATAAGGCTACTTTAGCTTCTGGCGATATGAATAAGATCATGGATGCACTATCTACTAAATTCTCTGGCCAAGCTACTGCCAGATTATCTACTTATGCCGGACAGATGGACCGCCTAAGCGTTGCAGCTGCTAACGCACAGGAGATTATCGGTAAAGGTTTATTGGATTCTCTGGCTTTATTCTCCAAAGATAATTCGATCGAGAATGCAGCTAGCGATATGGAAAACTTTGCGCAAGCTATTGCCGATGCAACCTTTGGAATGGCTAAACTTTTAAGTAAGGTAGAAGTATTAACCGGGTTAGATAAAGTTAAAACTACAGATTTATTAGCTGCCGTCAATTTACCGGCTTATCTGCTAGCCAAGTATGGGGCTAAAGAACGTGCTAAGCCTACTTCTAATTTTACTTATTCTTTGGGTCCTAATGCCGATATGGAAATCGCCAGAGCGCAAGAATTAAAATTATTAAAAGAGCGCAACAAAGCAGCTGCATCTTTGCTAGCCAAAGAAAAAGCAAAACTTGCTTTAGATGATCTAGCTAAGAAATTCGATACAGAGCGCATCGGCTTAATGGCAGCTCTTAACGCAGCTACAGACGAAGAAACTAAATTACGTATTAAGGCTCAACTGGCTTTATTAGATAATAATGAAGCTTTAGCCAAGAAATATAATGCCGAGTTAGAAGCTGCAGCTAAGGCTAAATTACTAGCCGAAGCGATGGGTAACTTGGCTACAGGTGCTAGCGCAGCTGCTCAGGTATTGCGTACTTTATCTAATACTCCTAACCTGCCAGCTGGAGCTATTGCTACTGGAGTTAGTGGCATTCTTGGCGGTAGCACACCGGGAGCATCTGCAGTAACAGGATCTCAACTGGCTAACGCTATGGCCGAAGCTTATTTAGCAAGCCCTAGCGCACTAGAAGGATTAGGCGGAGTAGCAGGAGCTTTAAGCTCTGCACGATATACCGGCATGGCTTTGGATTATGCCCGAAGCACTGGATCTGCCAAGCCAGAGGTAACAGTAAATCTAAACGCAGCTGGATCTATCATCGGCCTTCAAGAAGTCGATGCAGCTATCCAAGATGCACTACTTAGAATCTATCGACAGAATGGCGATCTAGCACCGGCAGGATTTATCCCATAATGGCCGTACCTGTCGTAAATGCGGTTATTAACTTTTCAACTGGTCCCGGCTTTGCGCAAGCTTGCCTAATCGATTCCGGCGTATTCGGTACTAACATCTTTGCTGATTCTGCAGCTGTGATCGTAGATGTATCAGACCAGATTAATTTAATTCAAACGAACAGAGGTCGTAACGCTACCGCTGACCAATTTACGACCGGCACCTTAACGCTTCGCATCGTAGATCAGAATGGCGATTTTAACCCACAGAATCCATCTAGTCCTTACGCCGGCTTATTAACTCCGATGAAAAAGGTTCAGATAACTGCTACGCATCTAGGGGTAACTTATCCGATCTTTGCTGGCTTTATTACGGGCTATCAGACCATCCAACCTAAAGAAGCTACCGATGTAACACTTACGACCATAACCGCCGTAGATGCCCTTCGCTTGGCTCAGAATGCCCAGATATCCACCGTTACAGGGGCAACCGCAGGAGATTTAACAGGTACCAGAATTAACCAGATCCTAAATCAGATCGAATGGCCAGCTTCGGCCCGTGATATCGATCCGGGATTAACTACGGTACAGGCAGATCCGGGAACTCAGCGCACAGCTTTAGGAGCATGCCAGACTATCTCTACGACCGAATACGGGGCCTTTTATGTAAATGCCGTTGGTGATTTCGTATTCCAAGATAGGGATGTAACCGTCAGCTCAATCGCCGGTACCCCTACCGTATTTTCAGATACAGGATCGGGCATTACCTATAAAAATGCAGCTTGGGTATTAAACGACGTATTAATCTTTAACAAGGCTACGGTCGTTAGATCCGGTGGTAGCCCGCAGGTAGCAATAAATCAGGATTCGATAGATAAGTACTTCTTGCACAGCTATTACATCGATAATCTATTAATGCAGACCGACGCCGTAGCTCTGGACTATGCCCTAGCTTATGTCGCTTCTCGGCAGGAAACGACCGTTAGATGCGATGCTATCGAATTAGATCTCTATACCCCTAATTACGATGCCGGCATCACTGCAGCTTTAGATCTTGACTTCTTCGACCCGATCACGGTTATTACTACTCAACCCGGCGGATCGACTTTAGAGAAAACGTTACAAATTTTCGGAGTATCAAACAGGATTACGCCGAATAGTTTTATTACCGTGTTTACTACCCTAGAAGCGGTAATAGATGGGTTTATAATAGGGACAGACTACGGGCGAATTGGAATTAATTCGCTTTCGTATTAAGGAGAAAAAATGGCAACATGGCCGGTAGTGACGGGGGATATCGTCACCAGTACAATTTGGAACGGTTTACCAGTTTACGAACCATCTACGCAAGCAGGAACTACTTACACTTTAGCAAGCGGAGATCAATATCAAAAGCTTTTAGTATTTACTAGCTCATCGGCTAAAACTGTTAGCATTCCTACAGATGCTACTTATGATTTTCCAGATGGTACAGCTATAACAATTCTTAATAATAATGCAGCTGGTACTTTAACTATCCAAGCTGCATCCAGCGGTACTACTACCGTATCTTCTGCCGGTGCTACTTCTGCAGCTCCAACAGTAGGAGCTTTCAAAGCTGCCGTAGCAATTAAGACCGGGACTAATGCTTGGACCGTCGTAGGGGCCGTCGCATAATGATTGGAAATTTAACCGCAGGTATATTTGCTCCATCTACTCCACCGGGACCATTAGCAAGTGGCGGAACGGAATATACTTCGGGCGGATATAAATATCATAAATTTATTTCAAATGGTACTTTAACCGTTACCAGAGCTGGATCTGGAGTAGAAATTTTAGTCGTCGCCGGTGGAGCAGGTGGCGGTGGAAATGCAGATATTGCTGGCGGTGGTGGTGGAGCAGGTGGATTATTAGCTTTTACTTCACAAAGTTTAGTCGTAACTAATTACTCTATAACTGTCGGTGGCGGTGGTGGGGTTGCTACTAATGGATCAGATTCTCAATTTGGCGCATTAACATTAGTTAAAGGCGGCGGTAAAGGTGCTGGATATTCTGGAGCTGCAGGATCGCAAGGATCCGGCGGTGGTGGTGATTATGCAAATTATACCTCTGGCGGTACTGCTACTTCTGGTCAAGGTAATAACGGCGGATCTGGATATACGTCAACAAGTTACGGCGTAGGCGGTGGCGGTGGCGGAGCAAGCGCAGCTGGTAGTAATGGTACGAACTCAGTAGCAGGTAACGGCGGAGCAGGTACTTCTACTTATTCAACTTGGGGTAGTGCAACTTCTTCTGGTCAAGATGTTAGCGGTACCTACTATTATGCCGGCGGTGGTGGCGGTGGAGTTTATGATTATTTTAGCAATAGTCGCACGGGCGGTACCGGTGGTAATGGTGGCGGTGGAGCTGGTGGTTACGCTTGGGGCGGATCTGGTTCACCTAGAGTAGCTGCAACTGCAGGAGCTACAAATACTGGCGGTGGTGGCGGTGGAGTTGGTGAAGGTGTAGCGGTAGCTGCAGCTGGCGGATCGGGCATAGTAATAGTTAGGTATCCAGTATGAGCCACTTTGCAGAATTAGATAATAATAATAAAGTTATTCGTGTATTGGTCGGAGATAATAACGATCCTGCTGGCGATGAGGGTTATCAATGGTTAATTGATAATCTTGGCGGTACATGGGTTAAAACTTCTTATAATGGAAATATTCGTTATAACTACGCAGGTATTGGATATTCTTACGATCCCGATGCAGATGCTTTTATAGCTCCTGCTCCATGCGATCATGAAGAATTAAAACTTAATAAATCTAATTATAAATGGGAATGCAGTAACTCCGAGCATGAGCCTATTCTCTAGTAATGGATGGCCAGCTTCTAACGATCGTAATGAGATCGATATTAAGAGCTACCAAGTACCAGGCACAAAGGTTAAGCTGGCATGCGCGGAAGGTGCAGCTCCGTTATTAATTAATTTCGCTTGCGAATTTCATAATCTAATAGAGCCAATAGATGAAGGCACTTTAGACGATTGGGGCTATGCCTTCCGCATGGTACGGGGTAGCACCGACAAACTATCGAATCATTCAAGCGGTACAGCTATCGATCTGAATGCGGCTAAGCATCCTCTAGGCAAAGTAGGGACATTCCCGGCAGAGAAGGTACCTATGATCCGGGCCTTAGCCACTAAGTACGGCTTAAAATGGGGCGGAGATTACGTAAATCGTAAGGATGAAATGCACTTTGAAGTAAATCTTAATCCGGCTAAAGCAGCTGCTCTAATCGTTAAGTTAGGACTATAAAATGGCTAATCGCCAAGTAACCGTAGGCACTACCCCGACCCTTCTCTGTTCAGCTGATCCGCACGATCAAACCGTGCTGGTCCATGCTGGTAACGATAACGTTTATATTGGAAACGCTAGCGTAACTACCTCTAATGGTTATCGAATGGATAACAAAGATAAAGTAACTTTTCCGCTTGGAGCTTACGAAGCTCTCTACGGAGTAACTACCAGCGGTACCGTTACCGTTTACGTTTATTCCGAAGTGAACTAAGGAGATTACATGCCACAATTCAAAGCTGCGTTTTTATCATGGCTAAGAGCTGCCCTAGCTTCTGCATGGGCCTTATACATGGCAGGTACGACAGATCCTAAAACTCTGGGCCTATGTATCGTATCGGGCCTAATTGGTCCATTATTGAAGTACCTAGATACATCATCGACCGATTTCGGCCGTACTAAGTAAATGAGCTCGATGGATTGGGCCGGCCTTTGCGTTGCCATAATTACAATAATTACCGCATTCGCTGGCTCTATCCGTTGGTTAGTTAAGCATTACCTAAACGAACTTAAACCGAATTCGGGCAGCTCGCTCAAAGATTCCGTTACTAGGTTAGAGGCCAAAGTCGAGATCCTGTACGAAATGATGCTACAGAAGAAATAATTAACCCTTCCGGCATGTCGGTTCTTGCGCTCTGTCGGCCCATGCCCTTACCCTTTTAGGGTCGATATCAGATAGGTACGACATTAAGGGCTACGATGATAGAAATTACGTGGGGCCTCCAGCTCATTTACTTGCTGGGCCTAATGAGCCCTATCCTATTTATGATGGGATGGGCTAAAGGTTATAAAGATGGCCGCAAAGAAGGCCAATGGGTAGGCAGACACCAAGCCGAAAAGAGCTTACGAAATGATCGTTAAAGCTCCCGAAGGTCGCTGGTGCGATTACTGTAAATTACAATGGGGCAAAGTTAAATATCCCGGACCGGGCGAAACTCAATGGCATCTTAAAGCTATGAATCCGGCCGTCGTACTTTGCATTTCAGAAACTCCACTAGGTAAAAATAATGAACGTGCCTACTGCGCCGAACATCGAGCAGAGTTAAGCGAATGGGCGCAAGATGAAGTCTGGCCGTTAGTGGACCAGATGGAGTATGTAAAAAAGCTTGACCCTAAACAACTACGAAAGGATTTAGAAGCTAATGTTCAACTTAAACGACTATGAAGATGTGGCTACGAGGATTAAAAGGGTCCACGATAATTTCCCGATGGTTCGCTTTAATATCCGAGAGCTAAAAGTAGATCACCAAGCCGGCTATTGCTACGCCGTAACAGAGATTTACAGAGATTCGAACGATGCCCAACCAGCTGCAGTAGATGTAGCTTATGAAGCCCGGAGCGATCGTGGAGTTAATCGAGATTTCTGGGTCGAAAACTGCATTACTTCAAGCTACGGCCGTACTGCCGGGCTATTACTTGGCACCGATAAAAG